TCAATCGCTGCCCATTGCTGATCATCAAGCCAGAATTCTCCTGCCATGAGCCAATCTCCTTCAAATATCCAGATTGAATCATACAGTTCAAGCAAAATCAAATGCATGATTGGGTTTGGAACCTAGCCTTGGTCAGGACTTCGCCCGATCGCAGGACTTGTCCGTCATCCATCCGATGCTGGTGAGCGGAAATCTGCAGCGGCACACTCCATTCCTCCTGGAGCTGCGAGACGTCCCTTTTACGACGCAACAGCAGATCCTGTTTTACATCATCGACAGCCTGCCACGGTTTTTTCATGCCGCCCTCGATGCCGGCGGCAACGGTGCCTTCCTGGCAGAGGTAACGCGCCAGAAGCTCGGCCCGTCTCTCGTCTCGGAAATCAAGCTCAGCCAGGACTGGTACATGCTGAACATGCCGAAGCTGAAGGACGGCTTCGACAATGGCTATTTCAGTCTGCCGCGCGACGATGACACCATGGGTGACTATCGCCTGCTGCAGATGACGCGCGGCGTCGTCAAAGTTCCGGACAACGCCCACACCATTGGCGCGGACGGCCACAAGCGGCACGGTGACAGCGCCATTGCCGGCGCGCTCGCCTATTTCGCGTCCAACCAGGACAGCGGCCCGATCGGCGGTGGCACTGGCAACGAAAACAAAGAAATCAGCGAGCAACTGCCAGAGGATGCGCAGGCGCTACCAGGTGGCGCGCTCATGGCGATGCTAACCGGCTTTTTGAGGATGTAGCATGGCCAACCCAATCACGACAGAAATCGCAACGGTCCAATCCGATCCGTTTGTTCCGGGCTTCCAGACGATCCTGCAGCCGACTGATGATGTCCTCGTCTCGCGCGGCGGCACGGCCGGCTACAAGGCCTATGATGAGATCCGGCGCGATCCGCATGCTTTTGCCATCCTGCAGAAGCGAAAGCTGGAAGTCGCCAGCAGGGAGTTTAAGGTCTTCGAGGCGTCGAGCCGTCGCATCGATAAGCGGATCGCCGGTGAGGTCGAGGCGTGGTTGAAGGCCATCAACTTCGATCGCCTGACAAAGGGGCTGCTGGGCGCGGTCCTGAAGGGCTTTGCTGTCGGTGAAATCATGTGGGTCAATGCTGACGGCATCTGGAAGCCCGGAGCGATCCTGGTGAAGAAGCAGCGACGCTTCCGCTTCGATGTGGACAGCAAGCTCCGTATCCTCACCCGATCCTCGCCGCTTGACGGTATCGAAGCGCCCGATCGGAAATTCATCGTTCATCGACATTCGATCGATGACGATGACGACGATCCTTATGGCGTCGGCCTCGGGTCGGTTCTCTTTTGGCCTGCCTGGTTCAAGCGCCAGGTCCTGGCAAACTGGCTCCAGGCCACGCGCAAACACGCAGCGCCGACCACGCTCGGTCAGTATCAGGGTGCCTTCGACCAGAAGAAGCAGGACGAGCTGGCGTCGGTCTTTGCGAAAGCACAGGGCTCGGACAGTCTGATATTTCCAGACAATGTCACGATCGAGCTTCTGGAAGCCAAAAACCAGGGGGATCAGTTCGACACGCTGTCCCGCTATCTTGACGAGTTGATGAGCGAAGCCGTCCTGGGCGAGACACTCAGTACCAACTCAGGCGAGCGTGGTGCACGCTCTCTTGGCGAGATCCACAACGAAGTCCGCATTGCGATCGCCAAAGCCGACGCCGATCTAGTTTGCCAGGCAGTGCGCGATTCAGCGATCCGATGGTACGTCGAGATCAATTATCCGGGCGAAGCGGTGCCGGACGTATGGCGCGACTTCTCCGAGGCTGAGGATCTGAACGACAAAGCCGAACGGGATACCAAGATCTTTGCCATGGGCTACAAGCCGGCATCCGTCGACTACATCAACGATACGTATGGTGGTGATTGGATCGAGAAGCCGCAGCCAGTTGCGCCTGGCGCTGTTGATCCCAACGCGACCGATCAGCCGCAAACCGTGTTTGGCAACGTTGCCTTTGCTGATCCGGTGCGGCCGGAAACGCAGGCAGAGAAAGCCGTCACGGACCTGACCGACCAACTTGCAAATTTCGGCCGGCCGGCGATCGACGCCATGATCGCCGACATCGAGGCGGCTTTCAACGAGGCAACATCCTACGATGACCTTGCCGAACGGCTCGCACGACTGTCAGGCGACATGTCGATCGACGATCTCGCACGGTTGATGGCACAGGGCACGATCGCGGCTGATCTGGAAGGACAGGCCTCGTCGAATGGCTGATCAACTCCCATTCCAGGAGGCGATCGACTTCCTGCGCAATAAGGTCAACCTTCCGACCAGGCGCTGGGATGACGTTATGCGTCAGGGACAGGTGCGCGGCTTCACCGTGGCCGGTATCGCCCGTGACGACATGCTATCGGATTTCATGGCGGCGCTGCTGGCGGCGCGAACCGCTGGAACCGGCTTTAACGAGTTTCGAAAGAGCTTTGACGAGATCGTCGATCGCACTGGCTGGAAGTTCAACGCCAAGGGCGGTACCGACGAGGAGCGCCGCGACTGGCGTGCCAGGATTATCTATACGACGAACATGCGCACCTCCTATATGGCGGGGCGCTGGAAGCAGCTCACCGATCCGGACGTTCTGAAATACCGGCCATACCTCCAGTACGTCCATTCGAACGCGGTGCATCCTCGCTTGCTTCACCTCCATTGGAATGGCTTGGTGCTTGCCGCGACTGATCCGGCCTGGCGGTACATGTATCCGCCGAACGGCTGGGGCTGTGGCTGCGACGTCAAAGCCTTGTCCGAACGGGATTTGAAGCGGCTTGGAAAGTCTGGTCCTGATGAGGCTCCGGACCTGACGCCATATGAGAGCGTGGATCCGCGCACCGGTTTTCCGGAAATGCGCCATCCGGGCATCGATCGCGGCTGGGATTACAATGTCGGCGAGGAATGGCTTTCCGGTATCGTGCCGCCCGAGCTGCGCACGCCGCTGCCGGCCGTTGCTGACACCCAGCCAAAAAACTTGCCCGCCATGCCGGAAGCGACGGAAACGAACTGGGAAGAATTGTTGCCACCGGAAGCCAAGCCCGAGGATGGTGCGGCAGCCTTCCTGTCAATGTTCGGCCTGCAGGGCAACGAGGGTGGTTACTATCGTGATGCCTCGGGCGGCATCGTGCCGATCGGCAAGTCGTTGTTCCGGCCGGACGTGACGCCAGGAAATGACGACAACAATCCCGCCTATGGGAAGTATGCGCGTGTCCTAGCGGATGCGATCCGCAAGCCTGACGAGATCTGGCTGGATTGGGGCACGGTCAAATCCGGCATTGTCCTGCGCCGTTCTTATCTCAAACGCGTGCTGCTGCCTGATGGGACAAGCACCTTTCTGCGCTTCGAATGGACCAAGCTCGGCTGGACGGCGGTGGCCGAACCAACGTCGGCTGGAGCCGCCGATCGTTATCGCCGTGGCGCGCTGCTCTATCGGAGGAAAGCCGCATGACCGCAGCGACATTGACGATCGACGACCATGAGATCATTGACGCCCTGGACCACCTCCTGGCGGCGGCCGGCACCCTGACGCCCGTTTACAAGAACATCGGCGAATATGAAGCCGAGGCCACCAAGGAACGGTTTCGCACCGGGCGAGATCCCGAGGGCAACGCCTGGAAAGATCTCAACGAGCTTTATGCGAAGACCAAGAAGGGACCATCGATCCTTGTCGGTCAGACGCGAGACCTTTCCAGTATCATCTGGCAGCTGGCATCGAGCGGGGTCGAGATCGGCTCGAACGTGGTCTATGCTCACGCTCACAACGAGGGCGCGACGATCGTTCCGAAGAATGCCGCCGCTCTGATGTTCTCGATGGGTGGGCAGACGTTCATGGTGAAAAGCGTTACGATCCCCCGGCGTCAATTCCTGGGCTTCAGTAGCGAGGACCAGGTCCGCATCCAGGAGATCATCGAAGATCACTTCCTGGACGCAATCGAGAATACGGCAGGGCCGAAATAACGGCCCTAGAAACGCGTTCGGAGGCTTCGGACGGGAGATTGCCGCAGGGAGCACCCATAACGCCGCCCACGGGCTTTGAAACTACTTTGAATTCGAAGCCTTGCCCGTAAGAACGACTGTGATATGAGTTTGCCACTCCCTCAGACCCAAATCGACGGCACCCGAAAGCCCTTTCGGCTGTTTCGCATTTCTGCCCTGGGCCAATCTGCCCGGCATGAAACCGATCGATATTTTCCGCTCTGGCAATCACACCGATAGCCAAGGTCGGGCGTTTTCCTTTACGGACGCCGATCTTGAAGCCATCGCCAAACAATATGATCCGGCGCTGCATGAAGCGCCGATCGTCGTCGGCCATCCGAAGCAGGATGCGCCGGCCTATGGCTGGATCAAGTCCGTCTCTTTCCAGGACGGTCACCTTGTTGCCGAGCCGCAGAACATCGAGCCGCAGTTTGCCGAGCTGGTGAAAGGTCGCCGGTTCAGCAAGGTGTCGTCGAGCTTCTATCCGCCCAATCACCCGAACAACCCGACGCCGGGCAAATACTACCTGAAGCACGTCGGCTTTCTCGGCGCGACGCCGCCTGCGGTGAAGGGGCTGAAGTCGATCGAGTTTTCCGAGGACGCAGACGTCGTCCAGTTCGACGATGCCGCAGTCATTCGTTCGGCATGGGTGTTCGACACGATTGCCGGCCTGTTCCGGACGTTCCGTGAATCGATCATTGCCGACAAGGGCATTGAAGCGGCCGACGCTGTCATTCCGGACTGGAAGATCAACACAATCACCGAAGCCGCCCAGCAGATCCGCGATCCGATGCCTGCTGGGCCTTTCACCACCTACACAGAAAAAGAGGATCCTATGGACGCTGCCCAAATTGCCGCGCTGGAAGCCCGCGAGCGCAAGCTTGCCGAAGATCAAGCAAGCTTTGCGGAAAAGGTCCGCAAGGACGAAGAGACCGCACGCGCTTCCCGTGCTGCCGACGACGCAGTGTTCGTCAACGGCATTGTTTCGGCCGGCCGTCTGCCGATCGGCCTACAGCCGCTCGCAACCGCAATCTTCGCCGACCTCGACGATGCCATGCTTTCCTTCTCCGAAGACGGCGAAGAGAAGTCGTTGTCGGCCCGCGAAGGCTTCCGGCAGTTGCTGGGCAAATTGCCGCTCCCGGTCTCGACCGGCGAAGTTGCTGCCGGTGACGGCCCCGACTTCTCCGATCCGACCCACGTCAAGGATGCGATCAACACGGAAATCGAAGCGGCACGCACGCGGGGCGAGATCATCTCGCCCGCCATCGCCGCCATGCGCCTCACCAAACGCTAAGGCCAGAAAGGGTCCAGCATGAGCAAAGTCATCAAGAGTTTCATGGCGACCGTTGCCATTGGTCATCAGCTGCTGGTCAAGGCCGGCGCGTCTGATGGTCAGGTGGCGCTCGCCACGGCCCCCGCCGATGCCATCATCGGTGTCAGCGATTGCCCTGGCGGCGCTGCAATCGGCGATCGCATCGACATCGTTCTGTTCGGCGAAACCGAAGCGCAAGTCGGCGGCACGATCCCTTTTGGCACGTTCTTCACGGCCGGAGCTGGCGGCAAGGCCGTCGCTGCAGCTCCCGCCGCTGCTGCCAATGCCCGCATTGGCGGCCTTCAGATCGCAAGTGCCGTCTCGGGTGACATCGCCCGCGTCTTCGTAAACCCGGGTCAGATCCAGGGCTAATCACCCCTAAACCTCAAGGAGCAGTCAATGAGCGGCACGCCGTTCCCTATCGATCCGGTGTTGACCGGCATCATCAACGCCTACAAGAACAACGCGATGATCGCCGATCTGGTGTCGCCGCGCCTAACGCCGAACCTGACCAAAAGCCTCTTCAAGTGGTGGTACTTCAATTTCGGTCAGTTCATCACGATCACCGACACCAAGGTTGGCCGTAAGTCCGCCCCGAATGAAGTCGAGTTTCAGGGTGACGAGAAGGAAGGCCAGACCCTCGACTACGGTCTCGACGACGTCATCCCGATCGATGATATCAACCAGGCGCCACCCGGCTACGATCCGCGAGCTTTCGCCGCGCAGAAGCTCATCGACCTAATCTTGCTCGATCGCGAAGTTCGTGTCGCCAAGATGGCATTCGACGACACCCTTTACCCCGCCAGCAACAAGGAAGTGCTGACAGGTACCGACAAGTGGTCCAACGACGCCAGCAACCCGATCCGGCTGATCACTGAAGCCGCCGACAGCATGATCATTCGCCCGAACAATCTGGTGTTGGGCCGGGTCGAATGGACCGGCTTGCGAACGAACAAGGCTGTCCTCCAGTCGCTCACGATCTCCGGCACCGACAAGGGCATGGCAACCAAGCAGGCCGTGGCTGACCTTCTGGAGCTGGATGACATCATCATCGGCGAAGGCTGGATCAACACGGCCAAGAAGGGGCAGGCCGTCAACATGCAGCGCGCCTGGAGCGCCGACGCGTTGCTCTTCCACAAAGCCCCTTTGGCGAACTCGATCGACGCAACGCCGACCTATTCCTGGACGGCGCAGTACGGCGAACGCGTGGCTGGCTCGATCGACGAGCCGAAGACCGGCCTTCGCGGCTCCGTCCGCGTCCGCTCCGGTGAGAGCGTCAGGGAAGTCATGGCCGCTCCGGAGCTTGGCTACCTGTTCGAAAACGTCCTCTGACGTTTCGACCTGAATACGGGGTGGGAGCGCCGCGAGGAGAAATCCGAAGCCCAGGCTGGCAGGCCGCCAGCCTAAACAGCGGCAATCAACGATGGACCTTTGAGAAGGAACGCACATGCCTCCCAAGAATGGCAACAATGCCGGTGATGCCGGCGCTGAGACGGAACAGGTCACACTTTACCCCGTAACGCTCGCAAAGCCCGCGCGGATCAACGGTGTCAAAGCCAAGGCTGGCGAGACCGTCGAGGTCGATGCAACGGTCGGCAAGCAGCTTCATGACGCTGACGCGCTCGATCTGGAAGAGACCGAGAAGCTCAACACCTTTTCCGTTAGCAGCGGGAACCAGGCGTAACCATGACCGAGAAACTGTCGGCTGCCGAGTACATTCGCAAGTCTGAGGAAGTGCAACTCCTCATGGCCGAAAACAAAGTTGCCGAGGAACAGATCCTCGACAGATTGAATGCGCTCGGCAGCCGATCGGATATCGACAAGCGCTGGCTTTCGATTGCCAGGACGGACATCGAGCGCGGCTTCATGGCGCTCAATCGTGCGCTCGCCGAACCCCTGATGAAGATGGTTTCCGAGGTCGAGCTATGACCGCTTATGCAACATTGTCCGATCTGCTCGAACGCGCGGGCGAGGACGAAATCCTCCAGGTCGCCGACCGCGATCGCGACGGCGCTGCAGATCCGGACGTGGTCGACAAGGCCATTGCGACCGCTGGCACTGAAATCGACGGCTACATCGGCACCCGGTATCAGTTGCCGCTGCCAGCCGTTCCCGGCCTCGTCAACACCTGGGCCGTGTCGATCGCGCGCTACCACCTCCATCTTAATGGCGCTCCAGACCATGTCGTTCGTGACTGGAAAGCTGCCATGGACGCCCTGAAGGACGTCGCGGCCGGCAAGATCAATCTTCCGTTTGATGACGCCAGTCAGCAGCCGAGCGACGGCGCGGGCCGCGTCACTCTCGTAAGGCCAGATTTCAACTACGAGGGCTTTCTGTGATCACCGCCGTCGCCAATCGCCTGAAGGACAAGACGACCCTGACCGAGGTTCTGACAGCCGAGGATCTGGAGTCGTTATCGAATGGCGTCATGCCGAGGAACCGCACGGTATTCGTCCTGCCGTTTCGCGAGAGTGCCCAGCCCAACCAGTATGCCACCGGAACCTTCCGGCAGACGATCGAAGTCTGGTTCCTGACCGCGTTCTTCATTCGCCGTTACGACGACGCCCGAGGTGGCGACCGTGTCAGTGAATTCGAAGCGACCCGCGACGAGATCGAGGCGGCTCTTGGCGGCTGGCAGTGGGATGAACACGAGGAACTGGTGGAAATGGTCGCCAGCCAGGCGAGCGCCGCACTCGGCAAAGGCACCAGCATCTTCGTTCACACCTGGAAGACCACACGAACCCTGGAGACAGCATGACGCTCCCTCATCAAGGCGGCTCCTATCGCCGCGAAAAGGACGGCAGCCTGAAGCGTATCGATGCGGAAGTCGATGCCCCGGCCGTGATTGAACAAGAGGCCGAAAAGCCGGCCGACACCGAAACCGCGCCGAAGGAAGAGCCCACGGCCAGAAAGGGAAAGGCCTGATCCATGACCAAGTACGCAAGAAATAAAGCCCTGCTGGTGGGGATCGAGGCCGCCTACGGCGAAGATGCAACGCCGACCGGCGCGCTCAACGCCATTCAGGCATCGAACTTCAACTTCGAGCCTTCGGTTGGCCAGGACGTTAGCCGCGATCTCATTTTGCCCTGGATGGGGCACCAGGGCGTCATCCTGACCGGCAACTATGCCAGGATCGCCTACGATGTCGAAGTTGCCGGATCTGGAGCTGCCGGCACTGCGCCGGCCTACGGTCCCTGCCTGCGTTCTTGCGGCATGGCCGAGGTGATCACGGCGGGCACCGACGTGAAGTACAATCCGATTTCGAACGGCTTCGAATCCTCGACCCACTATTTCGTCAATGATGGCATCAAGCACATCATGATCGGTTGCCGTGGTTCTTGGAAATTGAACTTTCAGCCATCGCAGATCGCCCGCTGGACTTACACCATGACTGGCCTGCTCGGGACGATCACGGATTCCCCTATGCCGGCCGGCATGGATCTGACGAAGTTCATCAAGCCGGTTCCGGTCTCAAAGGCAAACACCACATTCTCGCTCTTCGGTTATGCCGGCGCATGCGAAGCCTTCTCCTTCGATCTCGGCGCGGACATTCAACCGCGGCTGCTCATCAATGCCGAAAGCGTTGAATATGTCGATCGGCAGATGGTCGGTCAGGCCACGATGGCTGCCGCTTCGCTCGCGACCATCGACTGGTTCGGCAAGGCCGCCGCGCACGAGACTGGAGCCATGGCGGCACAGCATGGCACGGTTGCCGGCAACATCGTCGGCTTCAGCGGCACGAAGTTCCAGCTCGGACGTCCGAGCTACGCCGAAAACCAGAAGATCATCAACAACCAGCTCTCGTTGATGGCGCTGCCGACAGCCGGCAACGACGAGTTTGTCATCACCGTGAAGTAAGTTTCAAAGGGCCTTTAAAGCATGTTCAAGCTCGTTAAAAATCTCGCGACCTGGTGGCCGGTGACCGTCCTGGAGCCCGACGACAGCAATCCAGGCACGCTCATTGAGCGAACGTTCCAGGCTCAGATCGTCATCCGTAGCCGCGACGAGGCGAAGGCGCTGCAGGAAAAACGCAACGCCCTGCTGAAGCAGTTGCCCGGATCAGAAGACTACCTGAAGGACTATGCGGCTGCGACGGCGAAAGCCGAGGAAATCAACGCGGCGATCGACGCCCACGACCGTGAGGTGTTCCATCTCAACATCACGAACTGGAAGGATGTCGTTGCCTATGACGGGGAGACGCCGCTCGCATTCTCCTCCGAAGCTCTCGACATGGCGCTGAACCTCGATCGTGTTCGGCTGGCATTGGTCGCGGCATATGATGAGGCGGTCTCCAACGACAAGGCCCGCCTGGGAAACTCCAAAGCCTAGCCAAGAGCTGGGCGCTGAAGAAGACAGGCCGGATCGATCGGAGCCGGCCTGACACCATGACCGACAGCCTCCGCAACGAGTTCGCCGAATTAGGCGTGCGGATCCTGGAGGTAGAGGCAGAAGACGACGACATCGATGTCGTCGCGGACTGCAATTGGGAAAGCCTGATGGCTTTCCTCGCCTGCGATTCACAATGGCGCACCTGTTCGATCGGAATGGCCGGCATGGCTTGGATCGGTCTCGTCTACGAGGGGTGCGACGTGGCGCTGCGCCGGGGCGGATTTCCTGACGAAGTTTGGGACGATCTCCAACTGATGGAGAAGACGGCGCTACCGGTGCTGAACAGTGGAGATGATTGATGGTTTCGCCTCTTAAACTTGCCGCCGTCGTCACACTCGATACCAGTCAAGTTCCTGCCGGCGTCCAGAACACCAAGCAAGCCTTTGCCGGGATCGGAACCTCGGCCGAGGCCAATGCTGCCAAGATCCAGAAGCTCGTCGACGCGCAGCTGAAGATCAACCAACCAGCCGCAAACCTCAATTCTCGCGCCGCTGACATAGCTGCCTATGGTCAGGAGCTGAACCGCCTCACCGCAAAATTCGATCCGCTCTTTGCCGCGCAGACGAAGTTTCGGGCCTCGCTCGAGGAAATCAACCGAGCGCAAAGCGTCGGCGCGATTACAGCCTCTCAGGCCATCGATCTGCGCCTGCGAGAAAAAGCGGCCTATGATAGCCTCGCATCCTCGATCGCGAATGCGGCCAATGCGAGAAAGGCTTTCGCCCAGGCGGTTGTCGACCGCGTGACCATTGCGCCCGACCGTGGTGCCGACATCGCCGCGTACGGTCAGCAGCTCGATGCGTTGCGCGCCAAGTACAACCCGCTCTATGCTGTCATCACGAGCTACAAATCCGCCGTCGCCGATATTCGAGAGGCCCACAAGGTCGGTGCGATCTCTGCAGACGAAATGACCGAGGCGTTGAACCGCCAGCGCCGCGCTGCGCTGGCCGCGATCGACGCCACCAAAGGCAGGATGAGCGACACCGGGCCAGGCGCACAGTTCCGCCGCCAGAACCTAACCTATCAGCTCTTCGATATTGGTCAGACGGCCTTTATGGGCATGAACCCGGCGATGATTGCCGCACAGCAGGGTCCGCAGATCCTGCAGCTCTATGCTGGTCAAGGCGGCATCAACGCGGCGCTGAAAGATTTCGGCTCTCTGGCCTCCAGCGCGGCTCGCTTCATCAATCCTCTGACGGTCGGCGTCGCCGCGACCTCGGCCGCGCTTGTGCTGGGCGGCAAAGCCTGGAGCGACTATCTGAACTCCATCAAGGCGGTCGAAACCGCGTCTGCTGGTCTCGGTCGCGCTGTAGCCGGTAGCGCTTCCGATATGGAGCGGGCCGCACAGGCCGGCGCAAGTGCTGCCAACATTTCCGTCAAGTCAGCGCGCGCGATGGAGGCGCAATTCCTTTCGACGGGTCGCATTGGATCCGAGAACTTCGAAAAACTGATTGCGATCTCGAAGAACTTCGGTGCGACGGTCGGCGTGGACCCACAGCAGGCCGGCGCCATGCTGGCGGAGATGTTCGCCGATCCGGCCAAGGCGGCTCAGACGCTCTATAGACAATACGGGCTGATCGATGGAGCGACGGCCGACTATGCCACGCGGTTGGCAAGTCAGAACAGGCTTTCGGAAGCGCAGTCCGTCATCCTCGATAATCTTCCAGGTCGTCTCGCAAAGGCGGCAGAGGCCACGACCTTGCTCGGCCGGGCATGGGAAAATGTCGCCAATTGGGCTAGCCGCGCCTACGATTGGACCGGCAAAGCCATTGATCGGCAGTTCACCGCGCCGTCACTTGCGGAGCGGACGCAAGAGGCACAGCAAAGGCTTGCCGACGCGAAGAGAACGCGTGACAGGGCGGCTGGCGGTTGGATCAGCTCGGTAACCGGATACAATCCGGCGCAAGCCGATGTCGATCGTTACCAAGCCGATGCCGACAAACTGCAAAAGCAGCTCAACGAGCAAGAGCAGAAGGCAGCGAAGGAACGCGCTGATGCCGCTGCCCGCCAGGCGGGGGCCGCTGCTGTCGGGATCGCCCAGGCATCTCCCGCGAATGCCGATCTGCTCCAACGTCAGTCCCTGGAAGACAGCATTGCGGCCCTCCGGAAGGGGGCCAGCGCTCCGGATTTGAGCGCCGATCAGCAGACGCAGATCAACGATGCGATCAAGGCGAAAACCGTCCTTCTCGATGCGCTGAAGAACAAGCAGGAGACGCTTAACCAGATCGACGCCCTGGACATCAAGATCCAGAATGAGCGTAACCCTGCGATCCGTGCCAACCTCGTCGAACAGCAGACGCGCCTGCAGCTTAGCCTGCAGGAAGTAAACGCGGATCAGGCTGCGGCCAAGGCTGCCGAAGAGCGCAACAAGGTCATCCAGGAAACAATCTCGTCCGCCCAGGCGCAGGCCGGCGACATGAATTACGAGATCGGCGTCCGGCAGAAGTTGAACGCCATGGTGGCGGCTGGCACGATCACCAGCGACGATGCGCAGCGTAAGCTCCAGGAGGAATTGCAGCTCAGGCCGTTGATCGCCGCCGCCGCGACTCTGGAGGGTGAAAAGAAGCAGGAGCTGCTCAACGTTATCGAGGCTTTGCGCGCCGGCTACGAGGGTCTGTCGGCCGCCGAAAAGCAGGCCTCGGCAAATGACTATATCCGTTCGCAGCAGGACAAGCTTCAAGTCTTGCGCGCGCAGCAAGCCGTCGTTGGCGAGAGCGAGGCGGTGCAGACCCGCGTCAACGCGCTCGTCCAGGCCGAGCAGGATATCCGCAACAAGGGCCTTGATGCAGCAGGGCAGCAGGCGCAGGCGATCCGTGCCAACGCCGCCGCGATCGCCGACGCGAACACCCAGCTCGAAAGGTCTAAAGACGCCTGGAATACCTACAAGCAAGCCGGCGAAAGCGCGATCGACACGCTCTTTAGCGGCGACAAGGATATCGGCAAGAAGCTCGCCAACACCTTTCTCGATCTGACCAAACAACTGGTCGTGACCAATCCGCTAAAGAATATGCTCTTCGGCACGAACTACGGCACGATCGAGGATCTGTTGAGCGGAAAGAAGTCGGGCGGCGGCATTCTTGGGGGGCTCGGCCAGAATGTCGCGTCCATGAACGTGACCGCCGCAACGGTGACGATCAACGGTGGCCTTGGCGGTGGCCTCGACCTGTTCGGCAAGTCCTCAGAGACGACGGGTAGCATCACCCGGCTGCTCGCGCCCGCGAACAACAATAGCAGTTCTCCGGCTGCGACCGGCAGCATTGCGTCGTATATCGCCCAGGCGGCAACGTCGCGCGGCATCGATCCGAACATTGCACTTCGCGTGGCAAAGTCCGAGGGCGGGCTGAGCAGCTGGAACATGCAGTCGAGCGTGTTCAAGAACGGCGTGCAGGAGCCGTCCTTCGGGCCATTCCAGCTCTACACGGGCGGCGGCCTCGGTAACGCCTTTATGGCGAAGACCGGCCTCGATCCTCGGATCGCCGCCAATGGACCGGCCGGCGTCGATTTCGCGCTCGATTATGCTTCGAAGAACGGTTGGGGATCTTGGTACGGCGCGGCAAAGGCCGGCGTCGGCAACTTCGATGGTATCGGCAAAGTCAACACTTCCCTTAACCAGCTCAGCGGCTCCGTTTCATCCGCCGCAGGAAGCGTCGGTGGCTTGTCCTCGGCAACAGGAACCGCCGCCAACGGGCTAACGACCTTCGGCGGTGGTCTCGACCAGTTCGGTAACAAGCTGGCCTCGACGGTGACGGGAGGGGGACAAGCCGGATCGGGCGGCGGCCTGTTCGGTGGCCTGTTCGGCGGCCTCGGCAAACTCTTCGGTTTTGGCGGCGGCAGCGGCTTTAACATCGGCTCAAGTGCGACCCTGCCAACGTCTGGCTTTGACCCCTTTGCCGCTTACGCCGGATTTGACAGTGGCGGCTACACCGGCCCGGGCGGCAAATACGAACCGGCCGGCATCGTGCATAAGGGCGAGGTTGTCTTCAGCCAGGCCGACGTTGCTCGCAACGGCGGTGTTGCTGTCGTCGATGCGATGCGTCTTGGCAAGCGCGGTTATGCCGATGGCGGCGCGGTCGACGTGATGCCTATGGGGCTGCCGCGCAGCGCTACCACCAATTCCAACGCCGCCGGCACAGTCCATCGCACCGAAATGAACGTCTCTCTGGACGTGGCTGGTGCCGACAGCAAGGATGCCGAGGCCGCTGGCTACGCCGGCATGCGGCGGGCGTTGGAAGAGTTCAGCGACCACGTGCTGCCGGGTCGCGTCCAGGAAATTAATGAGAAACCTCGGTGGCGCTGATGGCGGTTCTTTCGCTGTTTGATAGTTTGCCCAGACATACGTCTGTGATATGTATCGAGCCGGCCGTCACCGAAAGCTTAGGTCTCACCCGAAAGCGCTATCGGCTGTCTTGACCTGGTGCGCCGGGGCATCTTCGCCCCATGACAAAGCGCCTCAAAAAGCACTCTTCAAATGTGGTTACGGTCCAAGTTTCGCCGCTTGCCGATCGCTTGCGTGATATCGGCGCGCGCGGTCCGAGGTGGCGCTGATGGCCGCACTTCCGCTTGAGCAGGTATTTGATTTCCTCCCGATTGCATCGGTCGATTGGAATATCCAGCGCAATGACGAACTGTCGGGCGCGGGCAGCGGCGACATGTGGACGGCCGAATTATCGGACCCGCTCTGGGTCGGCGAAGTCACGCTGGGCGTTGGCCGCAACGATGAGCTGAAGCAAGCGGCTGCGCGTATTCGCTCCCTTCGCGGCACGCAAGTCGCCTTCATGATGTGCGACCCGATCAGCCAATATCCGCAGGCCGATCGGGATGGCTCCATCCTCGGCAATGCCGTGATCACGCTCCGGACGATTGGCCCCGATCGCATCACCGCCCGCATGAAGGGCTTTCCGCCCGGCTATGTCCTGACGGTCGGCGACAAGCTGCAGATCAACTATCAGGATCTCGTTGCCTTTGTCGAAGTCGGCGCGACAGGTACGGCCGACGCTGCCGGCAATCTCGACGCGCCGATCTATCCAAATCTTCCGTCGTCCTTCACGGCCGACAGCCTCGTCGTCGTTAAGCGCCCCGCCTGTCCGGTCATCATTGAACCGGAGAGCCACAAGGCCGGCACCGCTGCGCGAAGCGTGACGAACGGCGCTGGCTTCAAGGTTCTGCAGAAAAGGAGATCCTGACCTTGCGTGATATCGATCCCGCAATGCTGAACGCGCTGATGGCAGCACCGCGCGCCGGCCTCATACCGCGCCGGCTGGCGTGGTTCGTGGCGAAGAACCGGGATACCGGCGCTCCTGCTGAAGCCGGGGTCTGGACCGGCAGCGAAGATCTCAACATCAGCGTCGTTAGCGGCACCACTCTTCAGGTCGTTTCCCGGCCATACATCGGCGGTCTTGCTCTGGAGAGCATCGGCGACATTCCCCGGACATCGGATTTCACGGTCCAGACGGTGAGCGTCAACCTCTCGCAGCTCGCCAGCGCCGCCCAGCAGCTGTTCCGGCAGTACGACCTGCGCATGGCTCAAGTGGAGATCCATGAAGTCCTGATCGACCCGATCACTCGCAATCAGATCGCGCCGGCTCAAATCGTCATGCTCGGCCGGGTGGACGGTGCGCCTGTGAAGACGCCACGGCGGGGGGAGACTGGCTCGGCGGTCGTCAAGGTCGTCAGCGATGTCATGTCGATGTTGACCCGCAAGAACCCGCGCAAATCCTCCCACCAAGGCCAGATGGTTCGCCAGAACGATCAGTGGGGCAAGGATTCGGCCGTCGTCTCAACGTGGAAAATTCCGTGGGGTCAAAAGTCGGCATGAGCCAGCTCGTTAGAAGATCGGATTGGCGCGCTCGCTTCGAGGCCGCCGTGGACGAGATCAAGGCGACGCCGTTCGAATGGGGCGTGCATGACTGCGGACCATCTTTTGCCGGCCGCCTCGTGCTTGCGGTGACGGGCGTCGATCTGGCAGCCCAATACGCGGGCTCCTATTCCAACGAGGACGAGGCGCTTGCCATCATCCGTGATGCCGGCTTCGCCACCCTTGGCGAAATGGTTGCTTCCATGCTGCCCGAAATCCATCCGAGCCAGGCCCGTATCGGAGATGTGGCAGCGATCAAGATCGACAAGCCGATCGGGCACGCGCTTGGCGTCGTCAATGGTGAGCGCATCCTTGTGCTGATGCCAAGTGGCGGCGTCGGCACTGTGGCGCTCACCTCAGCATCCACGGCATTCAAGGTAGGCTGATTTGTTCATTCGGCTTGTTCTCTTCCTCAATTTCTTCCTCGTTGCGAGCGTTGCCCACGCCGATCCGATCTCCGCGATCGGGCTGGTCGTTTCAGGCGTCCAGGCGCTCGCCAGCGGCGCATCTGTTCTCGGTCTCATTGTAAGAGCAGCCTTGGGCCTTGGCCTCAGCCTGCTTCAGCAAACGCTCAACAGACAGAAAAACAAGCAATCCAGTGTCGGCTCCGTCCTTGAAATCAAGATGGGCGACGACCAGCCGATGACGTTCCCTGTGGGATCACGCGCAGTCGGCGGCCGGCGCAAGTATATCGGCTCCTGGGGCAAGGCCGGTGGCACGCCCAACGCCTATCTGACGGACGTCATCGAGATCAGCAATCTGCCGTCCTATGCCGGGCCGCTCGGCATGAGCAGCCTATGGGTTGGCCAGAAGAAATGCGGCGTCCTTTTTGATCGGCCACACCCGGACGGCCGGGGCTATCCGGTGCAGCAGCTTATCCACCCGGACGGCACGGAGTTCATGTGGATCAAGTATTACGATGGCACGCAAACGGAGGCCGATCCGTTCCTAGTTTCCAAGTTCGGCAGTCATCCCGATCGGCCCTATGGTGCTGATCGTATCGGCCGAGGCTGCCAGTATGTCATCGTCACGACGCGCCTGGATAACGACCTGCAGCTTGGCGGCAGCCCGCCAGAAATCCTTGTCGAGCCGCATCCGACGCCCTTCTACGATCCGCGTAAGGACAGCACCAACGGCGGCAATGGCAGTCATCGCTTCGGCGACTGGACCACATACGAGCCGACACTCAACCCGATGGTCATCGCCTACAACATCGTTCGCGGCGTCTACTATACGCCAGACGAATGGGTGTTTGGCGGCCAGAACGTTGCCGCAAGCCGCTTGCCCAATTCGGCATGGTTCGCCGCCATGAACGAGTGCGATCGCGACGGGCAATATCGTTGCGGTCTTGAAGTCCAGTGCGATCAGGAACCGCTCGACGTTATCGAGGATCTGCGCGTGGCTTGCGCCGGCAGGCTCGCGGAAGTCGGCGGGATGATCAAGCCGCTTGTAGGTGCGCCGGGTGCTGCGATCTATGCCTTCGATGACACTGGGATCATCATCACCGACGAACAGGATTTCGAGCCGTTCCCGTCGCTGACCTCGACCCACAACAGTATCGCCGGCACCTATCCGGAACCGGAGCAGCGCTGGACCGTCACCGACGCTCCGGAGGCGCGCAATCTCGATCAGGAAGCACAGGACGGTCAGCGATCGCTGCCGGCTCCCGTTAGATTTGACGCCGTACCCTTTTCGGATCAGGTCCAGCACTTGATGAAAACGATGGCGGCTGAGCAGCGGCGCTTCCGCATCCATACGCTGACGCTGCCACCGAGCGCCTACGCGCTGGAGCCGAACGATGTCACGTCCTGGACATCGGCCCGCAATGTCTACGGCAATAAGAAGTTCATCGTGACGGCGATCACCGGTCTGGCGGGCATGCTGCAGCGGGTGACCCTGCTGGAAATCGACCCGACCGATTACGATCCACCGACCGTCTACGTTCCCGCGCCGAATGGCTGGATCGGGCCGATTACCGCGCCGTCGCAGCCGATGACCGGTTGGACGGTCGAGCCGGCCACCATCAAGGACGCGGGCGGCATCGATCGCCGGCCGGCAATCAAGATCAGTTGCGCGCAGGATCTCGAAGATGTGGCGGGCGTATGGGTGCAGGTGCGTGTCAAGGCGACCGGCGACGTGGTCTTCGATAGCGACAGCAACCAGTACGCCTCTCCTTATTCATGGATCATCTCCGGGAACTGGATGATCGCGAATACCGACTATGAGGCGCGTGGCCGCTATCTTCCGAAGTCGAACCGGGCAACGGACTGGTCGGCATGGCTGACCGTCAGGACGCCAAACGTCCTCATCCAGGCCAGCGACGTGCTGGACGGCGCTATCATCGCCTCGAAGATTGCTGACGCTGCTGTGACGGCCGCAAAAATCATGGACGAGGCCGTCAGCAATCTGAAGCTTGCCGATCAGGCCGTTTCGACGGCCAAGCTGCAGGTCGCAGCCGTCACGGCCGACGTGCTGGCGAGCGGCGCGGTGATCTCCATGAAGCTTGCCGATGGTGCGGTGACGGCCGCCAAGCTCGCCCAGGGCGCGGTGGACGCGACAAGCCTTGCCAGCAGCATCAAGGCCGTCGAAGTCGTCTCGGCTCTTCCCACCTCGGGTAATGTCGAAGGCCGGCAGGTTTTCCTGACGACGGATGGCAAGCTCTATCGCTACCATAGCGGCGCTTGGACCACCGCCGTTCCATCGACTGACATTACCGGGCAACTGGTATCGTCACAGATAGCCAATGGGGCGATTGCCAACCAGCAACTCGCGGCCCTGGCGATCGACGCCAGTAAGATAGCCAACAATGCGATTACGACGACGAAGATCGCCGATGATGCGATTTCGACCTCGAAATTGCAGGCGAACTCAGTCGTCGCGGCCAACATCGCAGCCAACGCCATCACCGCCCGGAACCTCGTTCTGCAGGATTGGGAAAACCTCATTCCTGACAATCAGATGCAGTCCTCAGCTGCATGGCCGCTCTTGTCGGCCTGCGTCATCAAGCCTGCCGCCACGCTGCCGTTCGCGTCTAAGGGTTCGCTCGATTACACCTATGCCGCTGGCACGGGCTACCAGCATATCGTCATTGGTCCCGCCTTCGCGATCGTTCCCGGACAGCAGTATTTGGCGTCTGTGCAGGTTGCCCGCACCGCCGGCACCAAAGCTGGCTTCTGGGTTCGCGTTCACTGGCTGGATTCAAGCGGCGCGTTGCTGAACCCGGATCAATGGGGAGACATTGTCGGCGTCAACGGCGTAACGCCGCCCTTGAATGAGGTGCAGACCTACTCGAACACAATCACGCCGCCGACAGGTGCCTTCGGCGCACGTGTTCAAATGTATATCCAGCGCGATTATACCGATGGCAACCTCTCGATCGGTGGCCTCAGCTGCCTGCGAAGAGCTTCAGCCAGCCTGATCGTTGACGGAGCAATCATCGCAGGCAAGATCGCCGCCAATGCCGTGACTGCCGGAACCTTAGCGGCCAACGCCGTGACTGCGGGCACGATCGCCGCTGGCGCGGTATCTGCCGCCCAGATCGCAGCCGGTGCCATCACGGCCGACAAGCTTGCCTCCAGCTCGATCACCACGAACGCCCTGGCGGTCGGTTCGGGCAAGAACCTGTTGCAGAACGCCAGCTTCACGATGGGAATGGATTGCTGGACTTACGCAGCCAGCGGCCCGATACCGGGGCTCACAATGGCGATTCGGCCGCCAACTGAGCCGTGGGCTGGACCGAACAACCCGACGCTGATGCTGTATCAGGCCAGCGGTCCAACGGCGGCCGGCTATTTCGCCGATATTCGCTGGATGCGCCCCGACAGCGATCGATTTGCCGGGCAGCTCAAATTCGCCTTTCCCTGCGCACCGGGCGAATGGTTTGAGGCAACGGCTTATGTCTCAGCGCATCGTTGCCAGGTCGAGTTGCGTATCGAGTGGGAGGGAGCGGACGGCAACTGGATTGGTTACACCGCTGCAGCCATCAACAACGCCAATGCGTGGGATGGGAACAACCCGGACAATTGGCCGCGCTTGAGGGTGGCGGGAGCAGCGCCGGCGAACGCGGTCGCCGCATCGATCCATATTCGCAAAGGCGACTCTAAGGCCAACGCTACCGATAGCTACGCCTTCATCAACAAGCCGATGCTGTGCCGCGTCCCGGCCGGTGCTACCGAGCCGACGCCCTGGAGCGATGGCGGGGTGGTCATGATCACCAATGGCGGCATTGTCGCCAATGCCATCTCGGCCGACAAGATCGCCGCGAACGCTGTGACGGCCGGTAAGGTCGCCGCCAATGCGGTCACGGCCGGCACGATCGCAGCCGGTGCGGTCACTGCCACGACGATCGCGGGCGGCACGATCACCGGCGACAAGCTGGCGGCCAACACGATCGGCGCTGGACAGATCGCAGCAGATGCGATCACCGCCAAACAGCTCGTGCTCACCGACTTCTCCAATATGGCCGACAACGGTTGGCAGGCCGGATCGCTCGACGGCTGGGTGACGCAAAATGTGCAGAACTTCTACAATGATAATAGCGCTGGCGATGCGGCCGGCTTTGTCCTTCAAACACTTGGTCGCGACTGCGCGCGGTCTAATTTTGTCGCGGTCACGGCTGGCGAGGTCTATGCCTTCGACGTTTGGGTTTACAATACGGACCCAAACAGGGCGAACATTCTTGCGGCCTCAATGACGCCATCCGGAAGCGTGAGCTATCCGGGTGTCGTCGGTACGGATGTGAAGAATGGTTGGACACGACTGCAAGGGAAATACACCGTCCCCAGCGGGGTGACGGAACTTGCCATGCATCTTCAGGTCAACAAGACGGCAGGCACCGGCAGCTCCTGCTACTGGTCGAAGCCGGTTATGCGCCGCGCCGTCTCGGCCGAGCTGATCGTTGATGGTGCCGTGACCGCGAATAAGATCTCGGTCAACAGCCTCGACGCCATCACCGCCAATCTCGGCGCGGTCAATATCAGCTCGGCCGTCATCGGCTCGCTACAGGTCGGCACGTCCAATATTCAGGGTGGCGCTGTTACGGGAGTGGGCGCTGGGCGTGTCGCCGGCACCCAGACCATCGGCGCAAACGGCACGGCCAATCTGGTGAGCTGCGTCGTCAATGTTGCTGGCGATGGCCGCGTGGTGATCGATGCCATGACACTCGGCCAATTCAACCAGAATGGCGGTAGCCAGAACTCGCAGCCGATCGGCTGCAACATCTTCCGCGACGGGACGGCGATCTTTTCGCAGACCTATTATCTCGGCGTGGTCCAAACCGTCGTTACTGGCACAGGTGGCAGCAACGGCGGCACCACACAGGCCACCTATACGGCCGGGCTCGTGGCTGTCTCAGGTCTCTATGACGCTCCCGGCCCAGGCAACCACACCTACATCCTGCAGATCTATTGCCCCGGCAACACCATCGGCTGGAACGAAAGCAACATCACCGCCACAGCTCTCAAGAGGTAACTTTGTGGAAGCGTTAGAAGACAGAACAATCCACTACGTCGTCCATGGCTCAGACGGCGCAATCCGCCAGAGCGGCGATTGCGCTTTGAGCCTGCTGCCGCACTACGCCGGCATCTATGGCGCTGGCTTCGCTGCAATGGAAGTCCCGGCCGACCAATATCGCCGAGACATCGACGGGCACTGCTATGTGCTGGACGGCGTCATCACCTCCAAAACCGCCGTGCTCGATGTCACCGAATACACGGTGCGGGCCGATGACATCGATAAGGTGAGCTTTTCCCTACCGGCCGGAACCTCGGTCGTTCACGCCAACAAGATCGTGGCGATTGAGGACAACGTTTTCGAGTTCATGACCGACGTTCCCGGTGAGCACCGGTTTTCCTTCATCGCCCCCGCCGCCTTCCATCATTTCGAGGTGACTATCCATGCTGTTTAATCCGCAAGCCGATCTCACCCTAGAACGCATCCAGGCCCAGGCCGACATTGATCATCAGGTCAGTGCGGCTCGTGCTCTCTTCATCACGCTCTCACCCGGTCAGGAAGCAGTCTATGCCGTGAAGCTCGCCGAAGCGAAGCTGATCGCGGCCGATTGGCGCCACGCTGCAAACGGTGCGAACGTGCCCGACGCCGAAACGCCGCACATCACGGCTGAAGCTGCCGAGTACGGCGTTAGCCGCTTCGAAAAGGCCGCTGAAATTCTAACTCGCGATCAGCACTGGAAGGTCGGATCGCAGATGATCGAAAGCCGCCGCCGATCGGCAAAGGCGGCGCTCGCAGCCGCATCCACAGCCCTAGAGATCCGCGCCGCAGCCGCTATCGATTGGCGGGACGTGCGCGCTTATGCCCAAACCTAAGCAAAAAGGACTTCCCATGTACCGCATTGACAGCATGTATGAACCGATGGTCGAGGCACTGCTTTCGGCTCGCTCGGAAAGCCGGGCCGATCGCTGGATGGCCTGCGTCGCCTTCTGGCTCGGCCGGCAGCAGATTTATAACGTGCCGGACTACTGGCTTGCACTTGCCGCGAAGATTACCTCCGGACTGGATGCCGCCGATAAGAACGCTATCCTCGATCAACTGAGCAACAAGGAAGCCGCCCTGGTCAGCGCGGCCGGCGATTGGCCGGAAATGCCGTCGAGCCTTCAAGCCGTTGTTGCCGGCTGGTCTCCGGAACCGATCCCTGTCGATCTCTACGCCTATGCGGCGACCAAGCGCTATGCCGTCGAAACGGGCGGCATCGTCATCGACACTATGCGCGTCATGACCGATCGCCAGAGCCAATCGCTGATCACTGGAGCCTACAACTATGTGCAGGCAAATCCGGAGGTGACAGTGAAGTTCAAGACGGCGGCCGGCTTTGTCGAGCTGACGGCGGCACAGATGACGGCTATCGCCAATACGGTCGGCGCTCATGTCCAGTCAGCTTTTGCGGCCGAAGGCGAGATCAACCAGCAGATTATCGCCGGCACCATCACTACGCCGGCCGAGATCGACGCATTCGCGTGGCCGACGAACGCCGGCTGATCCGCTCCAAGACGAATAGGAAAGAGTCATGAACCGCAGAAACTTTCTTCGCTTCCTAGCCGCAGCTCCTGTGATCGCAGCAGCGCCTGCCGCGATGGCAAAGGCGGCTTCTCCGAACGCCACGCTTCAGTGCGTTATAGATGAAAACCGGGCCATTGGTTATTTCCCGTTGACCGTAACTGGTGCGATTACCGCTGATCGGATCGCGCCTTCCGCGATCACGGCGGACAAGCTCGCGGTCGGCAGCATCACGGCATATCGGATCGCAGCCAAAAGCTTCGTCGCAGGTCCCACGACGCTCGAAATAGTCGACATCCGCTCCGGCACGATTGGAGTTCTGCCAGTCGGACGCTCCAACATCGCAGCCTTCAACTGAAAGGAAAATCACGATGTCCACACATGCGAATTCGCTCAAGAAGCAGGTCGAACTGCTGCAGAACGAAGTCGAGCTCTATGCCAACGCGGTCGATCATCTTGCGAACGAGTTGACCGAGGCGCGCAAGCAGCTGCAAGCGCTGCGGCCAGCCGAGGTCGACGGTGCATCGATGGTGCCAGCCAGAGGAAATGATGAGGACGCGTCTGCCCCCGCTCACAAGCCGGGTGTCGCGTCCAACGGAGGGGGCGCGTAATGAAGACTATGGCGACAACCAAATACAGCCAGTTGCTACGCGATGCGGCCGGCTATCCGAAAATTCTAACGCCCAAAGAGGCGGAGCATCTGCGCGAGCAGATGAGAGAGTTTCTTGAGCTGCCTCCCGGTAGGATCATCGGGGTCCCAGCGTTGCTAAATCGATAGCGAAAGTTGGGCGCTGAGCGTCGCGAACGTCATATACCAAACGACCATATTGCAGGAATTGCCGACCGAGGATCGCATCAAAACCGTTACCCTGCGCGCGCACATCCAGGGCGCAGACCTCGGTCGCCCATTGCAGACCGAGAGACGGCAGTGAAATCGTCATTTGATGCACCGTGCTGGACACGCCATTTGCCACCACGTTTCTCACCGGCGGGGATTTGAGAAAGGTGAGAAGGTCTCGGTCGAGATATAGATAGTCCGCGCCGGTATCAATGAGGGCTCGTACCGCTGCACCAGCCGGAGCACCGGCAATGCCAGTCATGAATGTGATGTCCAAACAGGGGGAGCCGCGAACATGGTCGTCGGTTTCGCTTCCGCCCGGTTCTATGAACATGATTGGGAGGGTCACTGTTTTCCGGTCAACGCCAGCCATGTCACGTTATCTCCCCTGAAGTCTCAATCATCGATTGTCTGTCAGATTCGGTGATGCTTTGAAACACCAGAGACGCGGACGAAGAACGCATCCGCACGCTACAGGTCGCTAGGGGACGCGAGAGGTATTTCGCGAAGCTCTCCGATGTGGCCGCCTCGCTATCAGGCCTCTGCTTTGTGATCGGTGTGATCTTCGCGGGAAGTCATATACCGGCCCTTCTGCCGCACGCCTCACCTTGACCACTTGCATCGCCCTTGATCAGATCAGTTTTGGTCGCCATTTGATGTTGCGCGCTGTGCCAAACGATTTTGCGCGCTACACAAAGCCCTATTCGATCGTGACCAGTTTGCCATCATGGCGGATCGTCTCGGCAGGCTGCGAGGGCGCTTCATTATGTCCATCAACGACGAGCCAGAAATCCGTGAGTTGTTCAGCGGATGTCTAATTGAACCCATCGAATTGGCCTATTCAGTGTCAAGAGGAAAAGGTACGACAGCGAGAGAACTTATCATCAAAGGTTGTGCAAAATCTTGTCAGACGAAGACCTAGCGAAGGCGAAAGCACCTACCGGGGGCCTATCAACGATGATTGCGGCGGGTCTTCTGTCCGCAGTGTGGCTTATGGCAGGAGTTGGCTTTCTCTTCATCTCACAAGCCCCCTCCGACTGTCACGAGAGCGATCGAATTCTGTGCCTCTCAGCAGGCGAGTTTGGCTCATACCTTCAGGGGCTCTTTGCCCCTGTTGCCTTTATCTGGCTTGTCGCAGCCGTGTGGATCCAGTCCAAAGAACTTGGTCACCAGAGGGAAGAGTTAAGGCTCACCCGGACGGAGTTCGAATACAACAGAGAGGTGATGAAGTCGCAGGCAGAAGAGGCAAGGAAGCAAGCAGAACATATTGGCGAACAGACAAAAGTGCTCTTAACCGCCGAAGCTGACAAACATCTATCGACGCATCTCGCCTTACTGCAGCAATGGGTAATCACGCATTGTGGCCCTCGCTCTGAGAAAACTGGACCGACTAACTCTTCCTTGGCACCGGGTTACCTTACCGAGCACACTCCGCAAGCTCCCCAGGAATTCTTTGTGGAGCTTGTCAGACGGCTTCTTTCCGCCGCCGTTGAATATAAAGAAGGAAAAACACAGAAGCTGGAAGCGCTTCTGGCCGTCGATGTCAGATGTATTTATTACATCTGCGATAGGTTGCTCGTGATCGCTAAACTGCAAGGAAAGCTGAGCGCGTCGATGAGCACGCTCCTTCAAGCGAGCCAGGTTAGCTGGGTAAACTGGGAGCTCGTCAACTTACTCCCCAAGTTGCCGGAAGAAGAACAGGCGCGCTTTCCTCACGTCTTTGGCAGCAAAGACTGACGGCTGGTGCGCAAACTAAAAATTCCGGAACCGCGTGTCAAAATTCCGGAAAGTCGCGTCCGGCTACACCCGTGTCAAAATTCCGGGAAGTCGCGTCCGGCTACACCCAAGGTATTGATATTATACGGGGAATTTTGGTAGCGGAGGAGGGATTTGAACCCCCGACACAAGGATTATGATTCCTCTGCTCTGACC